GGTATGGTATAATGCAAGTCTGGCGCGTAGATGCTAGCTGCTTCTTGCGAAAGGATTTTTATATCCTCCATTTTATCAGCAAAAGCCGAAGAGCAGAAGAGAGCCAGCAATAAAATTGCTTTTTTCATGGCATTTAATTTAGTTAATGGGTATAATACTTAGGTAATTTAAATTTTAAAGTCAACTATGAAAACTTGGACATTAGATGTTAAATTGGGCGTTGATGGAGAGTATTATATTCATCTTAACGATGAAATACTAGAAGCTACTGGCCTTAAAATTGGTGACTCTATAAAATGGGTAGATAATAGCGACGGCTCATGGAGTATGAAGAAAATGGATGATAGCCTCAAGTACTATGTTGTAGATATTCTTAGCACATTCCGTAATCGTTATGTCATCAAGGCTAAGTCTCTTGAAGATGCAATGGATGAAGTTGTGTTTAATGAGCACGACCCGGACTTTAAAGAGTTCTCTCAAAAGCATCTGGGAACTCAGATTTTTGACGGCCGGGAGATTTCATATTCCGATATTATACAACTTCAATATTCAGATAATGATTATCTAAGCTCGTGGACGGAATCAGAAGTAATCGAACGGCTTACTAATACTATTGACTATAAGGATTGATATGTTTCGTAGCCAGGCTCAGCTTAAACTAATGCGTGAGCAAAAAGAAAGTATCATGAGCGGTTTCTTTTATAATCTTGTAGAGAACACACAATTTGCTCTTGAAGATATCAAAGATATGTTTCTAGAAGAGCATCCAGATGAACAAGATTTTCTTAATGAGCTAGTATCGGAGCTTGACAATTGATTATCAAGGTAAGCAATTCAGGGCGTAAGCCTAGTAAGAAGCAGAAAGAAAAGCAAAAGGCAGCCTGGGCCGAACATTGTAAAAAATATGGACTAGACCAGGGCAAAGAGAATAAGAAAGATGTTCGATATAGAATTAACAAGTTTGGTGAATTCGAAAGAGTCTAAATGGGATCTAAGGTTTTTAAACCTAGCTTCTCATATCAGCACATGGTCAAAAGATCCTAGCACGAAAGTTGGTTCAGTAATAGTTAATGAAAAAAATCATATATTATCTGTTGGGTATAACGGTTTTCCTAGTGGTGTTGAAGATAATGATAGCCGCTACCTTGATAGAGATACTAAACTTAAATTCGTGTGTCATGCTGAAAGAAACGCCCTTGACAATGCCCATTCCGATGTTTCAGACTGCACTCTCTACGCAACGTTGATGCCATGCAACGAATGTGCTAAATCTATTATACAGCGCGGAATTAAACGCGTTGTATGTTATGTACCGGAATCATTTGACGGTACTCGTTTTAATTGGGAAGTAACTACATCTATGTTAGAAGAAGCGGGAATTCAGTTAGATATACTGACTCCCGTATAAATAACATTGCAGCGCCTTCGGGGCTGTAATTTTAATCTTGCTTAATTTAAGGAGAAATATATGACTTCATTTCCAACTATGGTTCTGGGCAACCAATTTAAGGATCTTGACAAGTTTTTTGTTGGATTCGACGACACGTTCAACCGTCTGGCAAAGTTCCATGACGATGTTGCTAAGAACATTCCAAACTACCCTCCATACAATATCAAGAAAGTAGACGATAACAAGTACGTTATTGAGCTGGCCGTTGCTGGTTTCTCAAAGAACGAACTAGAACTAGAACTTGCTGATGGTGTTCTTTCAGTTAAGGGTTCAACTTCTATCGACTCGCTTGTTAATGATGGAGTAGACCAGACATACCTATACAAGGGTATCTCTGACCGCGCTTTCTCACGCAAGTTTACTCTTGCCGATACAGTAGAAATCAAGAATGCCGAATACATTAACGGCCTTCTAAAGGTTTTCCTGGAGCGTATCATTCCTGAGCACAAGAAGCCAAAGAAGATTGAAATCTCTGATTCCTCATCAGATAAGCAACTTCTAGTTGAAGATGCTGATAAATCATGAACTGGTGGCCAGTTACAGATGAAGAGTGGGAATATTTAAACAGAAGTAAAAATTATTCTCTATCCTTTATCTAAAAACCAAGAAAGGGGGAAAGCCCCCTTTCTTTTATTAATGAAAAAGGCTATAATAGACTTATGAATGACTTTATTACAGACATATGGAGTTGGATAAAGAATGATTATAAGTCTAATAATCTTAGGTTTATTGTTGAGCTTATCGCTTGGGCTATTAGTATTGGCTGTTCAATTACAATGGCGCTTACCGTGCCTAATCCTCCCCTGGCCATACTTTATCCTATTTGGATTACTGGTTGCTGCCTTTACGCATGGGCTGCATATACTCGCAAATCTTTTGGCATGATTCTTAATTACATGCTTCTAGTTACTATCGACAGTATTGGTCTAATCAGACTTTATCTATGATTAATATTAAGCCGCTTAAGGTGGTTGAATGGGCTGCTGTTGTATGTGTAGTTACCGCAGCTGCTCTTACATCATTCGACATTACTCCAATCAATAAGATTCTATTCTTTTTAGGTAACACACTATGGATGGTTGTTGCCTACTATTGGAGGCAATGGAGTTTATTTGTTGTTAATGCTATAATGAACGTATTCTATCTCTACGGTATTATTACCGGGTAGAATTAATTTTTTAAAGGAAAACATATGTCACATGTTAAAGTTTATCGGATGATGAATGGTGAAGAATTCATCGGTGAGTTTGTAGAGTTTTTTGAGTCGCGTTTCAAGCTTCGTAATGTAGGTGTAATTCAGCTAGTTCCTAATGCTAAGGGTACAGTCTCGGTGGCATTGGTACCATTCGCACCCTATGGAAATAACACTGAATTTGAATTCGAACGCGGTCACGTTACTACATCTTTTGATCCTAATACAGATCTTCTTAATAGCTATAACAAGATCTTTGGTTCTGGTATTGAAATTGTTCCTGCAGGTGGTATTGACCTTTCATCGGGTAGCTAATATAATATACAATTCGGCCTTGAAAGTGAATTAGATGAGATTTTATACGAATGTACATCTCTATAAGAATGAATTTCTAATCCGAGGCTACGAGGGCGACGAGAAAGTACAATATACTGTACCTTGTCGCCCTTACCTATTTGTAACCGATCGCGTTAGTCTTGAAGAGTATAAAACTCTCTATGGTAAGACAGTTTACCGTAAAGAGTTTGATAGTACTTACGATGCACGGGCCTATATCAGCGGCATGAGTGACATTTCCGGTAAAGAAACTTACGGGATGACTAACTGGGTGTATCCGTTTATCAACGATCACTATCAGGGAGAAATTGCATATGACCCGAAGAAAGTCTCAGTTGTCACAATCGATATCGAAATCAAGGCGGAGGGCGGCTTTCCAGACATCTCAGTTGCAGATAGACAAGTCACCGCTATTACCCTCACAAAAAACGGCAAATCAATCGTCTTCGGATACTACGATTATAAACCCTCATCAGAAAACATAACCTACGTTAAGTGTAGAGATGAGAATGATCTGCTTAATAAGTTTATCTTAGCATGGCGTTCGAAGCAGTTCTTGCCTGACATTATCACCGGCTGGAACGTTGAGTTCTTCGATATGCCCTATATGATTAATCGTATTACGCGTATCCTTGGCCCTGAGTCTGCTAAGCGACTATCACCGTGGGGAATTCTCTCCGAACGGCAGATAGAAATCGCTGGTCGTGAATATACTATTCCTATCATCGTAGGTATTAGTATTCTTGATTACATGCAGCTGTATAAGAAGTTTTCATTCTCACAGCAAGAAAGCTATAAACTAGATCATATTGCGTTTACTGAACTAGGCGAACGCAAGCTAGACTATAACGCGCTTGGTTTTGAAACCCTCGATGAGTTCTATGAAAAAGACTTTCAGAACTATATCGAGTATAATATTCGAGACGTTGCGCTAGTCGATCGACTAGAAGATAAACTTAAGTTTATTGAGCAAGTACTGGCAATTGCCTATGACGCCAAGGTAAACTATCTAGACACGTTTACGTCTGTGCGCATGTGGGATATCATTATCCATAATTATCTAATGGAACAGAATATTGTTGTTCCGATGTTTGATGTTGCACAACGTAAAGAAAAAGATCGACAGATCGTAGGTGCTTATGTAAAAGATCCTCAGCTAGGTATGCACAACTGGGTTGTGTCGTTCGACTTGAATAGTCTGTACCCGCACCTTATCATGCAATACAATATTAGTCCTGAGACATATAAAGGAACGTTTGGAAGTCTCTCGGACGATAGTGGCGTAGATAGAATCCTTAATGGTGCGTTAAACGACCTAAGCATAAGGAATGAGATTACCTCTCAGAACTATACAGTAGCTGCGTCTGGTTGCTACTTTGATCGCGATCGTCAAGGTTTCCTGCCTAAGCTGATGGAGCAGATGTATAATGACCGGGTTAAGTATAAGAGCCAGATGATTGCTGCTAAAAAGCAGTATGAGAAGGAAAAGACTTACGAGTATGAAAAGGAAATTGCACGCTGTCATAACATGCAGCTTGCTAAGAAGATTCAGCTAAACTCAGCTTATGGCGCTCTTGCGAATATGTTCTTCCGCTGGTTTGATCCTAAGTATGCCGAATCTATTACAAAGTCGGGTCAGCTTTCTATCCGCTGGATGGAAAAGAAGATGAACGAGTATCTCAACAAGACTCTTAAGACTGATAATATTGACTATGTTCTTGCAGTTGATACCGATTCAATGTATATTACACTGGATGAGTTAGTCAAGCAGACAGCAGCAGAACTTCCGACCGAGAAGTTAGTTAAGTATCTAGATAAGTTCTGTGATAGAGTACTTGAGCCGTATATTGATAAGTGCTATGAAGAGCTGTCAATCTATGTGAATGCTTATGAGCAGAAGATGAAGATGAAGCGAGAAGTTATTGCTGATAAAGGCATCTTTACTGCTAAGAAGCGATATATTCTTAACGTGCATAACTCTGAAGGCGTTCAGTATGCCGAGCCCAAGCTTAAGATGATGGGCATCGAGGCTGTTCGTTCATCCACTCCTGCACCAGTTCGTAAGATGATTAAAGAGAGTATGACTATTATCATGACCAAGACTGAAGATGATATGATTTCATACATTGAGAAGAGTAGAGATGAGTTTAAGAGGCTACCGTTCGAACAAATTGCATTCCCGCGCGGTGTTACTGAACTCGATAAGTGGTCTGATAGTAGTGGCGGTAAGGTGTTCAAGTTAGGTACACCTATTCACGTTAAGGGTGCTCTGCTATACAATCACGCAATCAAGCAGCGTAAGCTCGATAAGAAATATGATACTGTAAAGAAGGGAGAGAAGATTAAGTTCTGCTATCTTAAGACTCCTAACTACCTTGGCGAGCATGTTATATCGACGCCCGGAAAGCTTCCTAAAGAGCTAGATCTAGAACATATGATCGACTATGATGTGCAGTTTCAGAAGGCGTTTATTGAGCCTATCAAAGGTATTCTGGATACTATAGGATGGGAAACTGAGAAGAGAAATACGTTGGAAGAGTTCTTTATATAAATATATTATAAAGTTTATTCATAGCGAGTAATTATGTTTTCCTTTTCTTTCTACTTAAATGAAAAATATCAGGCATTAGGAACTCCAGATCCTAAGCATTATACTCACCTGGCTGATTATGCATTTAGAGGATCATCTGCCACCGGCGCTGCTGCTAATATTTACAAGCACATGCAGCACCGAGAAAATAGCAAATCCTCTATGGAACCACAAAAGAAAACAGACGGTAAGGTATCAGTAGTTACCGTAAGAAATTCTAAGGATTCTCCATTCCATAATCCTCATCATCCTGAAAATGCTGTGGGTGTTGCGTATAAAGGTAGAATGGATGCTAAGACAGTCAAACCTGAAGACAAAGTATCTTACTCGCACGAAGACATAAAGAAGCATTATGGTGCAGAGCATCATTTGACTCCTATGCTTTCATCACTTCTAGACCATGCCCATAAGATTCATGGTGCAGCTCCTATCATTCAGCATGACATTCATACAACAGAGCCTAAGAAAGACATTCATTTTGCTAATGGTAAAGCTACCTGGCAACCTAATGTAGTTCGTAACTCTACTTCGAATCCAGAAGAAATAAAGAAGCTTCATAGAGCTAAAATTGTTATCGCGTCGCACACCGCTATGGATAAGAATTTTAATAATCCTCATGGTCTAAAGCCTGGTAAGGATATTAAGCATCATCCAGATGTTTATAATGTAGAACTAAATGCTCCTAAGGTTAGTAGTAAGAAACTCGATACCCACAATAAGGCTATTGGTGCGCATTTAAAAAATAAAGAGACCCGTTCCCATTTAGATACTGTTGCTAATGCATCATACAAACATCATCTAGAGCCGTTCGTCAATAGTAAGATTCGTTCAGGCGAGTATGGCGGCGAAGGTCAGAAACAATTAACGCATGGTGACTTTAAAAAGTTTGTTTCAGATGCACACGATAAAGAAATTGCTAAGGTTAAGACTGATAAAGCTAAGCAGGCTAAGACTGAAGCAAAGCATGCAGCTTTAAAAGAAATAGATTCTCATAAGAGCGCTATTAATAAGACGTTTGAAGTGCATCATGCTATGACTAATGCGGTCAGAGATTATGTTCACGAGACGCATAAGGCTGATGAAAGCTCTCCTATCAAGCATGAGATTCCAGATGAGCATGGTAAGTTTAAGCCTGCTCCTCCAGAAGGATATGTTCCTCGCGGCAAGCATCCTGCTACTTCTACAACCAAGCTTAATCCTCGTTCAGAGTTTAATAGAGCTAACTTTGCTAAGAACGCAGAGCTAAGTAAGAAGAAGCCAAGCGTCACAGAAGATACAGAACATAAAGCAGTAGTTATTCCTGCCGCACGTATGCAACCTTTCCATCGTGGCCATGAAGCGCTTATTAAAGATGCCTTAAAGAAAAATCACGGCCCAGTTCATTTGTATATTACGAAGAACAAGCCTAATGATGCTGATAATCCTCTTTCAGCTGAGCATCGTTCTAATCTAATTAAGCATGCATTTCATAAAGATATTGAAGCAGGAAAACTTCATGTTCATGAAGGCGGAAGCATGTTCCAAAACATGACACACTTCCATAAAAACAACCCTCATATTACTAATGCGCATGTTGTATTAGGAAAGGGCCGAGAAGAATCTGCTAAGCAAGTTGCTGCTTACAACGGCAAAACAGATAAGGCGGGAAACGTTCCTTATCACTTTAAGCATCTATCTACCAGCATTAGATCTGAAGCTGGTGGCGAGCATGATACTGTAAGAGCTACTGAGCTTAGAAATATGGCTCATAGCAATGCTTCACACGAAGAGAAGCTTAAGTATTTTAAAGATAGAATGCATCCAGACATTCCTCATAATCTGGTAAAGAAAACATTAAGCGATGTTGAAGCAGTCAAGCCAAAAGCTAAGAAACTAAAAGAAGGCTTCCAATCCTTCCGTGACTTTATTATTAATCTTCTATAAAATAGAAACATGAAAGCAGAATTAGATAATGACTTTGATTTTGGGTTTAGTATTGTCGACGAAAACGAACTAGACATAGCTCAAACAGCTAAGTCTAGTTCAGATAAAGTTGATAAGATCTATAAAATGATTCTCCCTCTTCTTTCTAATTTGGAAAAGAATCCAGATAAAGACTATATTTACTGGCCAAATAGAATAGACAAAATTAAAGAATTTAAACAGAAGTTAAAAGCCATTTACGAAAGTTAATGACATTTTATTATGCAGTAGATGAATTCGGCGATAAGATGCGCCGTTTTTATTCTATACGACTGGCTAAACAATATATTAGTAATAAGCCTGGCTGGTCTTTATTAAAAGAAAAGCTTATAATTAAGCCTGTTATTGACTGGACCAATTTTGAGGAGGCTTTATTTTGAAAGTCTTTATAGGCAAATACCCTAAGCACCATACTAAAGAGCGTAAGGTAAGTATCCGCATTGATAAGTGGGATACATGGAGTATGGACCATACTCTTGCTCTTATTATTCTTCCTATGCTTAAGCAGGTGAAAGCTAATAAGCAAGGATCACCTAGCGACCTTCCTGAATTTCAACAAATAGACAATCAATACCCTCAAACCTGTTTTGACTTCTATGCAGAAGGAAATGACGACGCATGGGCTGCAGGTCATAAGCACTGGGAAGAAATCATGGATAAAATGATTTGGTCATTTGAGCAAGTGCTTGACGAAGATTGGGATGAGCAATACTGGCTAGTTAAACCTGTAATCGATTGGGATGATATGGCTAGCAAAGAAGGGTTAGACGAAAAGGGCTTAAAAGAGATTAAGTGGAAGGTTCGGGGTGAATGTGATTGGGACGGCCGTATGATGCATTCGCAGCGTATACGAGAAGGTCTTGAGCTTTTCGGTAAGTATTACCAGGACTTATGGGATTAATAATGAACGAACGAATTGCACAACTTTATGCTGTCTTGCCCAAGGAACAAGGAGTTGAAGACGGTACCGTAAGTAACAACCAGCGTACAAGGAGAAAGCAATGATCCGAGACGACATTATCCGCATGGCGCGGGAGGCGGGGTATGGAGAAGCGATGGTGGATTTACACTTACCCGCACTTATCCGCTTTGCCGCACTGGTCGCCGCTGCGGAGCGTGAAAAAGACACCGCCCTGCTACTGAAGTGCTTGGCTGCTTTGGGGTCAGGCAGGCCCGATGTTCGACAAATCGCCATTGAGCGATTGCGTGCACGACTAGAGGGTGAGTTAGCTATGAACGAACGAATTAATGAACTTGCAATTGATAAGGAAAATACATGAGCTTTTTTAGAGACTTAGTGGAGACTATTAAAGATGAGGATACTTGTATTGCCGCTGACGGCAACGGTAGTGCTGAGTTTGGTGGTTTTATTGATACTGGCAGCTATATTCTCAACGCTGTTCTCTCTGGTAGCCTCTATGGTGGCGTACCTGATAACAAAGTTACTGCTTTTGCAGGAGAGTCCGCTACTGGTAAAACTTTCTTCGTACTTGGTGTCGTTAGAGCCTTCCTTGACAAGAACCCAGCCGGGGGAGTCGTCTACTACGACACCGAAGCAGCAGTAACGAAACAGATGATGGAAGACCGTGGTATCGATACAAACCGCGTTATTATTGCTGAGCCAGATACTATCCAGAAGTTTAAGACTCATGCACTTAAAATGCTTGATGCTTATGAAAAGCAGCCCGAAGACAAGCGCCCTCCTATGATGTTTGTGCTTGATTCTTTAGGTCTGCTATCTACCTCTAAGGAAATGGAAGATAGCTTGGAAGGTAAAGATACTCGCGATATGACTAAGTCGCAGGTTATTAAAGCAGCCTTCCGAGTTCTTACATTGAAGCTTGCTAAAGTTCGTATCCCAATGCTAGTCACCAACCACGTCTATGAAATGGTTGGCTCTTATGTTCCTACAAAGGAGGTATCAGGTGGTTCAGGGCTCAAATATGCTGCCAGCACTATTGCAATGCTCAGCAAAAAGAAAGAAAAAGACGGAGACGCAATTATTGGAAACATCATTAAAGTCAAGATGTATAAGTCCCGTCTATCAAAAGAACACGGAATCGCAGAAGTGTTACTTACTTACGACAAGGGCCTCGACCGCTACTACGGTCTCCTAGACTTGGCTGAGAAGTATGACATTATCAAGAAGTCGTCTACCCGCTATGAATTACCAGATGGTCGTAAAGTATTTGGCAAAGAGATTAATCGTAATCCTGCTGAGTATTTTACTGCTGAAATCATGGAACAGCTTGAAGAAGTAGCTAAGAAAGAGTTTAGTTATGGATCAAACATAATAACAGAAACTGATGATTGAAAATACAATCTTTAATAACTTAGTCTTTAATGAAGAGTTTGCAAGAAAAACTCTTCCTTTTTTAAAGGCAGACTATTTTCAGAATAAGCTTGATAAGGTTCTGTTTAAACTAATAGATGAATATGTAACAAAGTATAATAGTATTCCTACTAAAGCAGCGCTGATAGTAGAGTTGGATAGTGTCTCAGGTACTAATGATGATGAGCATAAAATGCTCGTTGATAAAGTAAATGAGATTAAGGATGAGCAAGCAGATGTTAAATGGCTAGTAGACCAGACTGAGAAGTATTGTCAGGACAGAGCCATTTATAATGCTATTATGAGCTCTATTCAGATTATCAATGGCAATTCGCAAGATGGTAAAGGTAAGATACCAACTCTACTCTCTGATGCATTAGGTGTATCATTCGATACTCATATTGGTCATGACTTTCTAGATGACTTTGAATCACGCTTTGAGTTTTATCATCAGAAAGAAAAGCGAGTTCCGTTCGATTTAGATTACTTTAATACTATTACTAAAGGCGGCTTACCTCTTAAGACACTTAACGTGGCTCTTGCTGGTACCGGTGTAGGTAAATCTCTCTTTATGTGTCATTGTGCTGCTGCTAATTTAATGAGCGGTAAGAACGTTCTATACATTACTATGGAAATGGCAGAAGAGAAGATTGCCGAGCGTATAGATGCAAACCTATTGAATGAGCCAATGGATATGCTATCGATGCTGCCTAAAGAGGCATACGATAAGAAGATTGAACGCATTAAGAATAAGACGCTAGGTAAGTTAATCATTAAGGAATATCCTACTGCGTCTGCAGGGGCTGCTCATTTTAGGCATCTTCTAGGCGAATTGAAGTTGAAAAGAAATTTTGTTCCTGATATAATCTATGTGGATTACTTAAACATCTGCATGTCTTCGAGGCTAAAGTATGGTTCAAATGTCAATTCATACACATATATCAAATCTATTGCAGAAGAGATTAGAGGGCTCGCGGTTGAATTTAATGTACCAATCGTATCTGCAACTCAAACTACGCGCTCAGGTTATACTAATACTGATCTCGGCCTCGAAGACACTAGCGAATCGTTTGGGTTGCCCGCGACTGCGGATTTTATGTTTGCTCTTATCACGTCAGAGGAACTGGAAGACCTTGGACAAATACTGGTCAAACAATTAAAGAATCGATATAACGATCCTAGTCATCATAGAAAGTTTGTAGTAGGTGTAGATAGATCTAAGATGAGGCTCTATAATGTAGAGCAGTCAGCACAAGATGATATTATAGATGATACTCCGTTGTTTGATCGTTCGTCGTCTGGAGAACGTATCAAGCAAGAACGTAAATTTGATAAAACGGTCTTTGACGAATTCAAATGATTAATATTAGTGTTAAAAAGACTTCTAAAGAACAAGAAGAAGTTCTAATAAATGCTGCCACCTTTTATCTTGATAAACTTAACATAAGAAAGAGAACCATACCTCTAGACATAGAAATAACTCTATGTAAATTAGATGCTGATGGATATTGTGATTTTAACTATGATCATAAATATCCAGAGATAGCTATACATTTAAACAAGCGATTATCTGAAAAGGATATGCTTGTTGCTCTTGCTCATGAATTAGTTCATTCTAGGCAATATCTAAGAAAAGAACTAATTAGTAAGGATAGAGTTTTTCTATGGAAAGGAAAAACTTCTAAGAATTATGAGTGGGAAGATGAAGCATACGATTTAGAAAGTCAGCTCTATGAAAGGTATGAAAATGAGTGCAAATACAAACATTGGCACAAGTTCTAGTAAGAGAAAGAAGTATAATCGCTATGCATCTTTAGAAGCTGTTGAATTTGGTAATTGGCTAATAAAGGCTAGCAGTGCTGACGCTGGAGGTATTTTAGTTATTATGTACAATACCAAAACATATCAAGCCTGTACTAAGTATTTTAGTGATGAATATCAGGCTAATATCTTTATTACGTATGCGATGGAGAAGTATCAGTAGTTTCTAGCTTCTTAGTCCAGTAAACTATATCCCAGGTGCCGTCCATTTTTTCAACGAGAGCAGAGCAGCTTTCAACCCAATCACCGCAGTTCATATAGTATAGACCGCTTATCTCTTTGATCTCCGGGGTGTGAATATGTCCACATATAACGCCCTGGAACTCTCTCTTCTTAGCATAATGAGTGATATTGCTTTCGAACTTAAATATAAAGTCGACGGCCTTTTTTACTTTATGCTTAAGGAACTTTGATAGGCTCCAATAATCAAAACCAAACTTATATCTAACCCAGTTGTATACTGAGTTAACCCATAGTAAAGAATCGTATGCTTTATCGCCTAAGAAGCTAAGCCATGGAGCTAATCGAGTAATACCATCGAACATATCTCCATGCACAACGAGATACTTCTCACCAAGAATACCTCTATACTCTGCGTGATTAACAACGCTAATGTTCCCTAAAGTAAATAGACCAACATAGGGTCTAAGAAACTCATCATGATTACCCGTCACATAGGTAATCTTAACGCCCTTTCGGCTAAGTTTGAATATCTTGCTTACTAGATGGGAATGAGACTTCTTCCAGTGCCATTTCTGTTGCTTAACTCGCCATCCATCTATAATATCTCCAACCAAAAATAGCTCTTCACACTCATTATGCTTAAGAAAATCTGTAAGCAATTCAGCTTTGCTTTCTTTAGTTCCCAGATGTATATCTGATACGAATATGGTCTTGTACTTCATTTCTTATCGCATGCCTCTCTCTTCTCCTTCTCACACTTATCTACCATTATAATAACGGTATTGACTTTAGTATTTAATCTAATAAGATCGTTATCTAGAGTTCTGATTCTATCAATAAGTGCTATAAGAATATTATTAGTCTCGCTAATAATAGGTTTAACTTCTGTAGTAGTCCATCTGTAGAGATAGAATATCAAGTAGCCCATACAGCCTGCTGCTACAACAGGAAAGCCAAATTTTTCTATTAAGTGTACTATTTCCATTAGTCTTTTCTTAATTCATCAGTGTTATTCAGTCTAGAGATTCTCTCTACATCAGGAGGAAGATCTAAGGCAGTTGAAATCAGGATATCAATTTTAAGTAAATCGTTATCCATTGTCTTAATTCTTTTATCTAATGATAGTATTATACTTTGAATACTCTTGATGTTACTAATGACACCAGCTAAAATAAATTTCAGTGTCAAGTACACAAAATAGCCTGCGCATAGTGCTGCTGCCATTGGAAACCCAAGCTCTGCTAGAAGCTTATAGAAGTCCATGGTTTCTCCTTTGAGAATCAATTATTTATCAGCCTGTTGCCTTTCTTTTCGAATACTCGTACAATGATGATGTTGGGTAAGCAATCACACACAGGAGCATACATGAACAACGTTACAGATATCAAAGTAGACGAAAACGTCTTTACTACAGTCCAGATCAATACCTACATGAAGGGCAACCTAGGAATCTTTCGAAAGGTTGTTGCTGCAGCAAAGAAGGCTATCGAAGCGCCGTTGCGTGATAAGCTGACTGAAGCGGGCAACGATGTGCGTATTGTTTATTATCTCAAGAACCTTAAGACGCGTCGCACTCACGGCAAATGCATCCGAAGTGCTAACGGCAAAATGATTACGGTTCTGCTTAACGCAAAGGTATTGCCTAGCATAAAAGATATGGCTGAGACGCTAGGTCATGAGATGGTTCACGTCGAGCAGTATATGACCGGGCGGATGACAAGCGATGGTTATCATCGAGTATGGGAAGGTCAGAAGCATCATGGTCGCGGTACTACTTATGAGAGCTATCGCAATCTGCCTTGGGAGAAAGAGGCGTTCGATCGCCAAGCCGAGGAGGCATCCAAGATCCTCAATGCGTACCACAAGGGTTGACTTTATTTCCGCGTGACGCTATCATGTATTGGTCGTTAGGGAAACACACACAACACAAGGAGAGAAAATGATTACTGTGACTCAAGTCGGTAACAAGTTCGTCGGTTCGATCGACGGTGTCGAAGTTGTTCGTTCGGTGAACGCTTCGTATGTTAACAAGAAGGTTCGCGAGATGAGCTCGACTAGCTTTGTTCCTCAAGCTGCTGCTCCGGTTTCGCAATTCGGTATCAATGAGCGTTTTGACTTTACTTCGGACCTCGTGACGATGGTTGCGAAGGGTCAGACTGCTTCGGCTGTTATTACTGGCGAAGGTGGTCTGGGCAAGTCGTTTACGGTTACTGCTGCTCTGAAGGCTGCAGGTCTGAAGGACTTCAGCGAGAAGGAGCCTGGTGATACTGCTGCACCGCGTACGACCTACCGTGTCGTCAAGGGCTTCTCGACTGCTAAAGGCTTGTATCGCGTTCTGTACGAGAACCGCAACTCGATTATCGTTTTCGATGATTGCGATAGCATTCTGAAAGATGCTGATGCGCTTAACCTGCTCAAGGGTGCGCTTGATTCGTATGATCGTCGTATTATCTCGTGGAATACTTCGCGCATTGACGATCTTCCGCGCTTCTTTCAGTTCAAGGGTGGGGTCGTATTCATCTCGAATATGCCGCAATCGAAGATCGATCAGGCTATTCGTTCGCGTTCGATGAACGTTGACTTGTCGATGACAACCGATCAGAAGATCGAACGCATGGAGACTCTCGTTAGTTCTCCTAGCTTTCAGCCGGACATGCTGATGTCGGTTAAGCGTGATGCTCTTGACTTGATTAAGCAGAAGCGTGATAGTGCTCGGGAGATTAGCTTGCGTACGCTGTTGATGGTTGCAAAGATTCGCAGCTCGGGTAAGCAGAACTGGAAGAACCTGGCGACTTATATGCTGGTTAACGGTTAAAATGAATAACCGATTAACTGCTTTAGTAAATGCTGCCACTAGAGCTACGGCAAACAAGCCAGAAACTATGCCAGCTCTTTTGGCGCAGCTTATTATTGAGGACTGTATTAAGTTATGTAATATAGAATCTGATAGTAATAAGGCATGGGAAATTGATATTGGCAGAATGATGGGTGCTGCAGAGATTCAATTAAAAATAAAAAAGGCATATAAAGAAAATGATTAGTGTACGTGAGGTTACTAGTTGGGATTGGAGTAATCATACCTATTTTCTTAATGACTCACAAAATAAGCTTTTGGGTTATCAGGTAGATGGAGAAAAGCCAGTTACCTTTACTACTCCAATGGACTTCGATAAGCGAGGTCGTAAATTCGAAGTTATTAAAGCTGATACAGAAAAGAATACTCGAATCATTCAAGGTTCAAAAGGTAGTGTTTATTATATCACTAATGTAAATGGCGTTGAACGATGTACGTGTACTGGATTTAAGTATCACGGCAAATGCAAACATATTAAGGAGGCAGTATGAGTAAGTCACCATTTGAAATTCGACTAGAAATTTTCCGTCAAGCATATCATATTGTCTGGGAGAACTCGGACAAAGATGCTACCGCAGAAGAAGTTGTTGAAGCTTCTTTTGAACTAGCTGCGCGTATTAAGGCCTTTGTGGATAAAAGCTAATGAGCGATAATATTATTAAGCCTTTCGATCTTCAAGAAACTATTGACGATTTTATCGATTATTTCGATTGGGAACGCGTTAATGATGTGATGGAGCATTTGGATTGGAGATGGGCTACTATCGGAAACGATATTCCTTCTATTCCTCAAATGAAGAAGCATGCTCGTAAATATCTTCGAGAAGTCGCTGAAGGAGTATTGAAGCAAGCAACTGAAAAACCAGATCTTGATTCGGTAAACTATTATACTTGTACAGGTGGCTTTAATTACGAAGCTACCAAATACAAAGATAGCGATAAAATCTATCTAAAGATGCATTTCGCAGTATCGGAATGGAGCAATTACGACTAGTTGACTTTATTTCTTCGTCACGCTACAATGTCTATGTTGAGTGAGGAGAAGGAGCCGCAGTGTTTGATTCTCATGCTAGGGAACAGAACTTCGAGGAATCCGAGATGGGCCAGCTACATGCTATCCACCTCAGCGAGAACGCCGTAGCGAGGGTGAGAGCAGGTCTCAGCACTGGTCCTAGCCTGTCGCATTGTGTCGACTGCGCGGAAGAAATTCCAGTGGCAAGGCGCAAAGCCATTGCTGGAATCAGTCGTTGTATTTTCTGTCAGACAGCCGCGGAAAGGGGTTGACTTTTTTTCGTCGCCGCACTACAATTATCTTACTGACTTAGGAGACACACACATGACGAACTTGTCCAATGACCAACGTGGCGATACTATCAATAACCTTATCGATGCTGGCGATCTCGACATCCGCTTCATCGCCAATCGCCTGGTTGCACTAGACTCTAATCAAGCTGCCAAGCTTGCTGACTACCTCAGCACCTACATTCAAATCTTTGACGTGAAGAACGCACAACAGGAGGCTGCATAATGTTTACTTTGACCAAGAAAGAGCAATCCAGTATCCATAATGGTCTTGCAGAAGAACTACGTAGCCTAAAGGACAACTAAAATGGGCTTTTTTAACGAGGGCATTCCCCGTTACGATTATCGCGGTCGTAGCGAACGTATTCCTTCTCGTGAGGACAATTCATATTGCGCATTCAAAGCTCCTGAGAAGCGTTATACCGGGAACAACATGGTAGGTATTACCATTATGCATAAGAGCTGCCTTCAGCCTATCTTTAATGAAGACTCGGCTATTGATGCTGCTACTATGAGGCGTTGATTTATTATCCATTATAGGTCATAATACTATTATGTTATACGCTGATATCAAACTTGTAGACGGAACCGTTACTCGAAAGTTTTTCGAAGACCGGGCGAAGGGTTATGGTGATTTTGGTTATGTCAAGTATCTGCTCCGAAAAGAGTTTGGCAAAAACTCCGAGTTATTATCTATCGGCTCTATTCCTGACGAGCGCGTTCATGGCTGGGTTCCTCCTAAACCTATTGACGGTTATGAATTTGAAAATATGAGGCATACTAAGTTTGCGTTCGGTCGTACTAGTAAGAAGGTTATTGGTTTCGTTCCTAAAGACGATGATTTCGACTCCGAAGACTGATAAGCCAGGTTCTGGCGTTTGGAAGGGCTTTACTATGGGAATGGTATTAGCGTTCTCCATTGCATACCCGGCCGCCGCCAAGGCCGTTATTAACACTATATTCGACACGACTCACTATTATGTTTCAAAGGTCATGAATAAGATTGTTGAATTTGATGAGCGTATTGTGCCTAGGAACATTACCGGGCGTCAGATCGAAGCCAAGCCTAAAGTCAAGCAATTAGAACCTAAATCAGACCCATTTACAGTCAAATCAGTTCCCGAAGGAGAGAAGCCATAATGTGGGGTTTAATTTTAGTAACGATAATGATACAAGATCCAGTCCCTAAGATTAATGTTGTATATACTCCATCGCGTTATAGTATTACGTACGATGATATTAGCCGACAGCATATTGGATTCAAATACAAGCAATGATTGCCTGGGTATACTATATTGTAGTAATGAATGCAAATCACTCAATAGATATTGAGGTGAAGCATTTTAATCAATATAGTCAATGCGAGAAATACATGCACAGCAATCACAAGAAGCTCATCAAGCTCTACTATCAGCCCGAAGTACAGAAGATGACTGGCGGTGGTTGCCGTCGCGAAGGCTTCAGGGTTCCCAAGAAGGGCGGTTGACTTAATTCTCGTCTCGCGCTATAATTAGTTCAACATGATGAGGAGGAGGTAAGATGGCTAAGGTAACCGTATTTTATAAGACGACTCTCTATTTCGAACAGGTCGTCGAAGTTCCCGATGAAAACATCGCAGGCAAATGGCCTAATCAAACTGTGGTTAACGCTTCTGATACGATAGTTGACCAGCTCAACTATCTTAATGAAGTTGACTGCGAGTCTGAGATTGAGAGCATCGTCGTTCATGGCTTGACCTCTTGACTTAATTTCCCCTCCAGGCTATAATGATCACATCATTGAGAGAGAGGAGAAGCAAGATGAAGGTTTCTGAACTGATTGAGCTGTTAGAAGGTTTCGATGCAGATGCCGAAATCCATTTTACGTATGGGTCAAATGACTACTGGCACACGCAGGTCGCACCGGCTGTTCGTGATGTATTCGAGGGTGATATTGTCTTTAGCGAATATCACAGAATGGACACGCTGCTTGAAGATTATGAGGGCCCGGAAGACGAAGAAGACGACCGAACGGTTCGTAGGGTCGTAGTCATTCAATAATAGTTTCAGGGCTGGTAGCTTAGGGGTCAAAGCGTTCGACTCATAATCGATTGATCGTCGGTTCGAATCCGACCCGGCCCACCATTAACAAGAAGGAAGACATTGGGACAATCTAGAATCAGATCATTATATGAATCCATCATCAATGTAGGGACAGGATTCATCATTGCGACAATATCTCAGATCCTGATTTTTCCGTTTTTCAACATTCACATTGCATTAGCCGACAACATTTTAATCGGGCTAATCTTCACAATCATAAGTATAATCAGAAGTTACATCATCAGACGCATATTCAACTCATTGGAGAGCAAATGAATCAGCGACAAGAAGAGCAATTAGAATCGTACATGAAGCTCTATGACAAAGAGGTAGCCATCATTCCATGGATTGTCTCAGTCATTGGATTGTTTTCGATTGCGGCGATTCTGTTCTCGTAGCCAGATAGCCTCCTGCATTTTAACAACCGACCGCCCCCTCTTCCAACCCGAAGGGATTGGCCAGCCATTAAATCGTTTCTCTTCATCGGATAGTACATTAACTATCCAGAACCAGCCCTTGGCGTTTTTATATTTGCGCATGACAGCCGATTGCCATTTACGCCGTTCTTCTGACATGGGCCCCCGACCAGTTTTCTTTTTACCTCTATTACTCATACCAATACGATAACGATGCAATGCAGATAATCCACCATGAGATGGATTCTTTAATTTCATTTGCATGGACTTGATAGGCCGCTTGAAGCCTTTGGCAGTACGTCGTATAAGAACATCAGAACGAAAAGTAAAAGAACCATACGTTCGTTCCCATATTGGCTTACGAGTAGCAATTAAATGCTTGTTAGATTGCTTCTCTATTAGCTCAATAAGATATTCCTTAGCGGAGTAATACTTGAATATGTCTTTCTCATTCTTTATTACATGTATAATCTTAGATCGAGATCGTTTGTGTGTTACTAAGAATATAGAATAAGATGTCGCTTTCATAGAGTATTCCATAGAGATATAAGAAAACCATGCACTCACATGCATTCTGATTTATATATAGCTTGGTTTAAGAAATATCTAAGAAAAGGTAAAAGGGGTAGAGAAGTCACCTCAGGAGCAATGGGGAGACAAAGGGATAGACATATTATCTCCACAGTGATTCGCTATGAAATACCGCTATGATTTCGCTGTATTTCCCGCTATGAAACCGCTATGAAAACTCTATGAAATCCCGCTATGAAACCGCTATGAAAACTCTATGCTCTACTATGTGCAGCAAATGACTCGCAGCATTATACTTTTGCAATAATCATTCGCAAACAAATACAGCTAGTTATTTGCGCATTCAGCTTTCGCGCACATGATCTTCCATTATGACTGATCTCTGAAATTAAATCAACTCAGATCAGTAGCGCAATTTGTTTTAGGCGCTAGGGCTGTGGGCCACCCGCCCCGTCCATCCCAGGTGTGCCTTTCGAATCATTAAAGACAGTATACTGGGGCGCGGAAATTAAAACAACTGCAGGGAGTAGCGAAAGTGTCTGAGGCTAACGCCCACCCTCGCCGTCCATCCCGAGCGCTGCTCATCGAATCAGTAAGATCATTGTACGCGTTCGCAAGAAATAAGTCAACCTGAATGTTGTAGGGGGAAGAAGTTTTTGGGAAGAAAAAAAGTTGACTTTATTTTTGGGAAAATTTATAATGTTCTTGTTGTTAGGGAAAAGTAAATTTTAATTTTATATTTTAAGAGAGAGAAAATATGAATAAGTTTAGTAAAGTTTTTATTGAATTGTTGAATGATAATAGTATTAGTGAAGAAGAATTGAATTTGATTAATGAAGTAGTTATTAAAGAAGGTTGGTATAGTTTTGGTAATTATAGAGGTGAAGTAGAAGTAGATTATATTGGTAATGAATTGGAAAATGAAGAAGAATTGAGAAAAGAAAGTAGTTATTTTTGTGAAGAAGTATTTGATAATATAATTTACTTTGAAGAAAATGTTTTAATTAAAGTAGTAGTTTAATTAATAATAAAGAAAGGAACTGTAGCAAGTTCCTTTCTTTTCTGCCCCAGTTG